CGCCCATGGCCCGGCCCATCTGGTTCTCATAGAAGGACTGGTACTGCTCACGCAGGGTGTCCTGCGCTTCGCGCTCCATATCGACACGCCAGTCGCCCACGTCCGGCACCGGGATGTAGTTGAGCCGGAACGCGAACTTGGAACGCAGCGTGTCCACCGTCGGATACTCGCCACGATCGAACATGTCGCCCAGCGAGACCTGAGCGTCCATCACCTCCCAGTTGTAGGCAGCGAGGAACGCCTCGACCAACCGCCCGAACTCAGCCTGCAGGCCGGTCATCTGGTTGTGGTAGTCGAAGTAGCGCGCCGTCGGCAGCAGGCGGATGCCGCTGTCCGACCACGGCAGAGTCGAAGCGCGGTGGATGCCCCCCGCTCTAGCTGCGAACTTTCGGATCACCTCAAGCTCTTCGCAGTCGGCGAGCAGCTTCTTGGTCACAGTCGCTGTGCCTTTCTTGGCATGTTTTGCGGTCTCGACCTCCCGAGATGCGGTCTTGTCCTTCCGGCGACCTTCCCATTTAGAGATCGACAGCTCCACCAGCATGCTGGCGGAAGAAATGGTTGGGGTTGTGAAGTTCATAGTAGTCTCTCCTTTGTTGTGTATGCGTCCCGCATACGGGGGTTCTTGTTAGCCGTAGCCGAAGTCGGGGCCGGAGCCGAAGCCGAAGCCGGAGCCGGAGCCGGAGCCGAAGCCGAAGCCGGAGCCGAAGCCGGAGCCGTTGCCACTGCCGTAGCCGTTGCCGAGGCCGTCGCCGTTGCCGGAGCCGTAGCCGTTGCCGTGGCCGCGGCCGGAGCCGGAGCCGGAGCCGAAGCCGTTGCCGAAGCAGCGACCGTAGCCGTCGCCGGAACCGCCGCCGTTGCCGTGGCCGGAGCCATTTCCGTTGCTCATGGTGACCTCTTGTGTGTATGCGCCCCGCATACTGCGGGGCGCTGGGTTTACTTCTTGGGCTTCACCTTGGTGACAGCTTCCTCCCAGCCGAGATCACCGAGCAGGCCGTTGTTCAGCCTGCTCTTCTCGTAGTCTGCGATGTCCGCGGCGTCCTCGGCGTTGTTCGCCTCCACCGTGCGGTAGAGGGTCAGTGCGACTTCGTATTTTGCCATATGTGGCCTCCTGTGGTATGCGACCCGCATACAGCGGGCCGCGTTGGTGTTAAGCCTACTACTTATCACTAGCGAAAAGATACGCGTGGGATCGTGCCCAGTCCGTGAAGCCCTTGTGGGTCATCACGACGCCCTGCTTCGAGTAGTTCGGAGTACGCACGCCGTTGGCGAACATGCCCTGACACTCTTTCGGCATCCGGTTCAGGTAGACCATCCACGCATCGAGCCAGTCACGCTCGATGGACGACAGCGTTCGGTAGACCACCATGCACTGGGCAGCGACTGACTGCGGCACCGGGGCGTTCTCGGGGTCACTCTTGATCTGTGTGAGCTTCGGCAGGTCATCTGCCAGCCGGACGTAGGCCATCATGTCCATCGCCGCACGGTCACCGATCGTGCCCATGAGCGCAGCTGTGACGCTCTGGTCGTCCATGAAGTCACGCAGCTTCAGGATATCCGAGGCCGCTTCGAGCGAACGAGGCGTCACAAAGGACGTACGCCCGGCCGCACGGGGGTGGAAGATGTAGGGGTTCTCTTCCGGGTCCTTCACGTCCTCGAAGGACTGAAACACCTGCGGGTTGTCCCGCACCCAGCCGAGCAAGATCGGGTCGATGCCGGCGTTGATACCCCACTCGATCCACTCCATGTGGTCCGGCTTGCTCAGCGTCACGATCGAGATGCGGTTGCGCGCATGTGCGGGCAGCAGGTCACCGAGCCCCTCGGAGCCGAGGTTAGTGGTAGCGAAGATGACAGAGTCGGGGTGCAGCTTGTGGCTGCCGATCTGCCGCTCGAGCATGAGGCGCAGCAGAGCGTTCTTGACCATCGGGTTGGCCTTACCGAACTCGTCGATCATCAGGATGATCGGCTTACCCAGATGCACGCCCAGCTCCTCGTTGGGTGCGAAGGTAACGTAGTCGGCGGTGCTCACCTCCTTACCCTTGAGCTCCTGCGTGTGGCTGAACGGGTTAACCCTGCCGGTGATTTCCAGTTCGAGCTCCTTCAGTTTCGGGATCATGATGTCCCCAAGATCTTTGGTGGTGCAGTCGAAGTACACCGGCATGTGCGAGGGGAGCTCTTGTTCCAGCGTCTTGAGCATCGAGCTCTTACCGCTACCCATCGGCCCCTGCACCAGCACGGTGCGCTTGTGCCCGGCGACCTTGATGAGGTTGGCGCACTGAGCGAGGCTCAGCTTATACATCGAATGTGCGTTGTTAGTCATAAGTCTCTCCGTTGTTGTATGCGTGTCGCATACTTCTTGCGGCTTGTCTCGTCAGTGAGCAGGTAGCCAGCCTGCCCAGACCGGGGATCACTCCCCGGTTTCGACCTTTATCTACTTTTCTGGTTCAGACATTTCAGCTCCTCTTTGTTTGTGATGCGGGTGTAGTGCCCCTTCGGCGTGCACGTCACCGTCCAGCTTGTCCGCTCCTCGGCAGCGGCCCGGTCGCCGCAGTCGAGACAGGTCTGATACCCCAGCGCAGCGCGCCGAGGGTGGTATGCGTCGCCGCATACCGTGCACTCTGGTTTTGTTGTCATGTGTCCTCCTTAGCCGTGGCCGCCGCCGTTGCCGTTGCCGGAGCCGTAGCCGTTGCCGTAGCCGTAGCCGTAGCCGTTGCCGGTACCGTTGCCGTTGCCGTTGCCTTTGCCGTTGCCGTTGCCGGAGCCGTAGCCGTTGCCGTTGCCGGTACCGTTGCCGTTGCCGTTGCCTTTGCCGTCATTTTTCATTCGGCTTGCCCGATCGGGGCCCCGTCGATTGTTGCGCTGGCGACTCCATGGGTCGGGATAATCTCGCAGACCCCCATGACGGTGATAGACGGCAGCTCCATACTGATCTTGGACTCAGCGTGGTCCACACCGAGGACGGCGACCTCAGACAGAGACACGCCCTGCCCTGCGATCTTCCAGCGCCACAGGCGCCGGGTGTCTTCGAGGACCACAGTCGAGCCGTCAACAGCGACAAGCGTGCCGTGGTGAACACCGCTGTCAACAGAGCGAACAATAACGCGCTGGCCGATGGGGTATGTGATAGTAGTCATGGTAGTATCTCCTTTGGGTTTGGGGTTAGTTGTGGCCGGAGCCGTTGTCGTTGCTTCTGCCGTAGCCGTTGCCGTAGCCGTTGCCGAAGCCGTTGCCGAAGCCGTTGCCGTAGCCGTTGCCGTTGCCGTAGCCGTTGCCGTTGCCGTTGCCGTAGCCATTGCCGTAGCCATTGCCGTAGCCGTAGCCGTTGCCGTTGCCGTAGCCGTAACCGGACCCGTCGCCGTTAGTTGTTGTCATGTGTTCTCTTTATCCGTTGCCGGAGCCGTTGCCGGAGCCGTTGCCCGTTGTCATGTGTTCTCCTTCTCTGCGAAGTATGCGTAGAGCATACACATCTCCAGCACATTCGGGACGACGTCCGTGTCGAGGAAGTGGAAGTTCCCGTCCTCCCCGAGCCTGAACCGGGTGTAGTTGAAGAAACCGCCGACACGGCAGCGGTGCTCCGGGCCTGTTATCACGTGGCGGTATTTGTCGTGGGGATTTTCTTCGCACCACAGCTCGAGCTCGCCGATCGGGCGTACGAATGTGGCCTTCTCGCCTAGCGCGAAGATCCCGCCACTGGGCGGGTGTTGTCCTTCTTGTGTCATGGTTCCATCCACCCCCAGTCGACGCTTTCGGAGTAGTATCCGTTGCTCGTGCCCAGCCAGCGCACATCGACGGTCCCCTTGATTGTACGGAAAGTGTAGAAGGTCCACGTCTCACTGCTGTCGTCGCTGTAGCTTGGGTGGTTCTGCGCCATCTCCTGCATCAGATGTGCGTCATCGACGCGCGCCTCGGCCACGAGGATCGGTGTGTCGAGCAGATCTTCCCAGTCCCCCACCACGTCCTCGATAGTGACACTCTCGCAGCAGTCTTGGTGGTGCCCCATGACCAGCGTGCGGCCGTCGGACAGCTTGAACTCCACCTCGTCCGGCCGCGTCGTCAGCATGATGACCGTCTTACCGACCAGCTCCTCGGGACCGAGGTCGCGGTTCCAGTTTACTTCAGGCATCGTCTTTCCTCCTTGGTTGTATGCGCCCCGCATACAG